ATGGACAAACAGCGTCTGGACTATATTCTCTTTTTATCCCAATGGAGTGGAACTACGAAGGATTTATTGACGAGTACGGAGGCCCAGTCTTTAATAATCCAGATCATGATGTCTTCGATCCACAAGGAGAGTTAATAGATATAGGTGTAATAGATCACTGGCAAAACGAAGCAGAAGGATTAAAAGGTGATCAAGATGCGTTAAACGAATTTTACAGACAGTTTCCAAGAACTACAGAACACGCATTTAGAGATGAAACAAAAAATAGTATATTTAACTTAGTTAAGATATACGAACAAATAGATTACAACGAAGAAATGTCAAGAACACTAGGTGTTTCAACGGGTAATTTTCAATGGGTTAATGGTATAAAAGACACAAACGTTATATTTTATCCAGATCCAAAAGGTAGGTTTAAAATAAGCTGGGTACCACCAAACCACATGCAAAATAAATTTGTAATTAAAAATGGTGTTAAATATCCTGGTAATGAGCATATAGGTGCTTTTGGTTGTGATAGCTACGATATATCAGGAACTGTAGATGGTCAAGGATCAAAAGGTGCTTTGCACGGCTTAACTAAGTTTAGTATGGAAGATGCGCCAGCTAATCAATTTTTTCTTGAGTATTTAGCTAGACCACAAACAGCAGAAATGTTTTTTGAAGACGTGCTCATGGCATTAGTATTTTACGGCATGCCAATACTTGCAGAAAACAATAAACCTAGATTATTATATTATTTAAAAAGAAGAGGATATAGAGGTTACAGTATGAATAGACCTGACAAAAGGTTTAATAAGTTATCTGTAGCAGAAAGAGAAATAGGTGGTATACCTAATTCAAGTGAAGATATAAAACAAGCACATGCTGCTGCTATTGAAATGTATATACAAGGGCACGTCGGTATGAAACAAGATGGTTCTTTTGGAAAGTGTTATTTTAACGATTTGTTAAATGATTGGTCAAAATTTGATATAAATAAAAGAACAAAACATGATGCTTCTATTAGCTCTGGTTTAGCAATAATGGCAAATAATAGACATCTATACACACCGCACGCACCAAAAGTAAAACCTAAACTTAACATAAGTATTGCTAGATATTCAAACACTGGTAACACTTCTAAATTAATTAAAGAATAAATATGGCTGAGTCAGTTATAAGAGATTACTTCCCGAGTCAAACAGTTAGCGATGCTGAAAAAGCATCTGTTGAATATGGCTTACAAGTAGGTAAAGCTATTCAAAGAGAGTGGTTTAACAACGCTGGAGGCGGAGGGCAAAATAAATATGCTACTAATAAAAATAAGTTTCACAAGCTTAGAAACTATGCTAGAGGTGAGCAGTCTATACAAAAATATAAAGATGAATTATCTATAAACGGTGATTTATCTTATTTAAATTTAGACTGGAAACCAGTACCTATTATACCTAAGTTTGTTGATATAGTTGTAAATGGTATATCAGAAAGAACGTATGATGTAAAAGCATATTCTCAAGACCCTATGGGTATAGAAAAAAGGTCTAAGTATATGAATGATATACTAGCTGATATGGCAGCTAAAGATTTTAATAAGCAAGTTGAAGACAATTTTGGTATCAGTGTTCAAAGAACAGCTATTCAAGAATTACCAGAAACTACAGAAGAACTAGAACTGCACATGCAGTTATCATATAAACAAGGTATAGAAGTTGCAGAAGAACAAGCTATAAACGTTTTATTAGAGGGTAATAATTACGAATTAATTAAAAAACGTTTTTATTACGATTTAACAGTTTTAGGTATAGGTGCTGTAAAAACTTGTTACAATGAAGCTGAAGGAATTACTGTTGAATATGTAAACCCAGCAAATTTAGTGTACTCATATACTGAGTCTCCATACTTTGAAGATATATATTACGTTGGTGAGGTTAAAACAATACCTGTAAACGAGTTAATAAAAGAGTTTCCTGGTTTAACTAAAGAAGAGATAGAAGACATTGTAAAAACTAGATCTTATCAAAATACAGCGTATAGTAGTGGTTTTGGTTCTGGTGCAGAATATGATCCTAACAAAGTTCAAGTTTTATACTTTAACTTTAAAACTTATAATCACGAAGTTTACAAAGTAAAACAAACAGGTACTGGAGGTGCAAAAGCTATATTAAAAGACGATCAATTTAATCCACCAGAAACTAAAGAAGGTGATTTTGAAAAACTTTCAACAGCAATAGAAGTTCTATATGAAGGGGCTATGGTTTTAGGAACTTCCAAACTATTATACTGGGGCTTAGCAGAAAACATGCTTAGGCCTAAGAGTAATTATACTAAAGTAAAAACTAATTATAGTATTGTAGCTCCAAGGATGTACTTAGGTAAAATAGAAAGCTTAGTTAGTAGAATAACTGGTTTTGCTGATATGATACAGCTTACACATTTAAAGTTACAACAAGTAATGTCTAGATTAGTACCAGATGGTATATATTTAGATGCTGACGGTCTTGCTGAAATAGATTTAGGTAATGGTACTAATTACAACCCGCAAGAAGCTTTAAACATGTTCTTTCAAACTGGTAGTATAATTGGTAGATCTATGACTTCCGATGGTGATATGAACCCAGGTAGAGTGCCTATACAGGAAATAGCTAGTGGTAATGGTGGTGCTAAAATGCAAAGCTTAATACAAACATATAACTATTACTTGCAGATGATTAGAGATGTAACCGGTCTTAATGAAGCAAGAGATGGTAGTATGCCAGACAAAAATGCTTTAGTTGGTGTTCAAAAGCTAGCTGCAGCAAATAGTAATACAGCTACAAGGCATATACTACAGTCTGGGTTATTTTTAACTGCAGAAGTTGCTGAAGCATTATCATTAAGAATATCTGATGTATTACAATATTCACCAACAAAAGAAGCTTTTATAGAAGCTATTGGAGCTCATAATGTTGGTATTTTAGAAGAGTTAAGTGAGTTGCACTTGTATGACTTTGGTATATTTATAGAGTTAACTCCTGATGAAGAAGAAAAAGCAATGCTTGAAAACAATATACAAATGGCGTTGCAACAGCAAAGTATAGAGCTTGAAGATGCTATTGATCTTAGAGAAATTAAAAACGTAAAGCTAGCTAATCAATTGTTAAAAATACGTAGAAAGAAAAAACAAGAAAAAGATCAGCAAATACAAGAGAGAAATATGCAGTTACAGTCGCAGAATAATCAACAAGCTGCTCAAGCTGCCGCACAGGCTGAAATGCAAAAAAATCAAGCTTCTATGCAAATGGAAGCTCAACTAGAGCAAACAAAGTCTCAGTTAAAAATGGTAGAGCAAGAAGCTGAAAACAAGTACAAAAAAGAATTATTAGAACTAGAGTTTCAAATGAAAATGCAGCTAAAACAAATGGAGAGCAGCGCATTATCAAATAAAGAAACAATGAAAGAAGATCGTAAAGATCAAAGAACAAAAATCCAAGCTACACAACAAAGTCAAATGATAGAGCAAAGAAATAGCGATTCAGGTGCTAAAAACTTTGAGCAAACAAGTGATGATAGTATTAGTGGGGATTTTAATTTAGGACAATTTGATCCTAACTAATTATTTATTAATTTTATAATATTATATTATGGTAGAAAAAGAAAATGTAACTGAACCAGTTGCAGAAGAAACTGGTAAGTTAAAAATAAAACCAAAAGTAAAAAAATTTAATCAACAAGAAGATGATAATATCATCAAAGTTGATTTAACAAAACCAAAAACCGAAGAAAATGAAGTTAAAGAAGATAACCCTGTCGACGAGGGAGTGGCTACAAAGCCTGATAGTACCGAGTCCACAGAAGAACAAAAAGAAGTACAACCGGAAGAACAAACACAAGAACAGACTCCAGTACTAGAGGAGATTATAGAAGAAGAAAAGCCAGAGGCAACTGAAGAAAAAATTGTTGAAGAAATAGTTGAAGCTAAAAAAGAACAACAAGAAACTGGCAAGCCAATACCTGAAAGTTTACAGAAAGTTGTAGATTTTATGGAAGAAACCGGTGGTAATATAGAAGACTATGTAAGACTTAATCAAGATTATTCTAATTTAGATGAAAATAATTTATTGAGAGAATATTACAAACAAAAAAAGTCTCATTTAACTTCTGAAGAAATAAATTTCTTAATTGAAGATGAGTTTAGTATATCTGAAGATGATTCAGAAAGAGAGAAAAGAAAAAAGAAAATAGCGTTAAAAGAGCAAGTTGCCGACGCTAAAGCCTACTTAGACGGGCTAAAGTCTAAATACTATGAGGAAATTAAAGCTGGAAGCAGGTTAACACCTGAGCAACAAAAAGCTATTGATTTTTTTAATAGATATAACAAGGAGTCGGAGGAAAGTAATAAAATAGCATCACAACAGAAAGATACTTTTTTACAAAAAACTAACAATGTTTTTAACGATGAGTTCAAAGGTTTTGAATATAGCGTCGGTGACAAAAAGTATAGATTTAACATTAAAAATGGTGATGAAATAAAGCAAACTCAAAGTGACATAAATAACTTTGTTAAGAAGTTTCTTGACAAAAATGGTGTTATGAGTGACGCGAAAGGTTATCATAAATCTTTATTTACAGCTATGAACGCAGATGCTATAGCTAATCACTTTTACGAGCAAGGCAAAGCAGATGCTACTAAAAATAGTATTGAAAATGCTAAGAATATTAACATGAAACCTAGACAAACTTTTACTAATGAGTCTACTGGTTTTAAATATAGAGTAATTGGCGACAACTCTTCTGATTTTAAGTTAAAGTTAAAACGAAAACAATAATTTAAAACAATAAAAAATGGCACAAGAATTTCAAGCCGGTAGTAATTTAAATGCTATCGCTGGTCCTGTTCAACAGACATTGGCTAATAACTATTTAGACTTTTCAACTGGATGGGCACAACAATATCTACCTGAGCTTTACGAAGCTGAAGTAGAAAGATATGGTAACAGAATGTTATCAGGATTTTTATCAATGGTAGGAGCTGAAGAGGCTATGACTTCTGATCAAGTACGTTGGTCTGAGCAAGGTAGACTTCACTTATCAGCTACTACTGCTGCAACTGCAGATATAGCTAATGACAACTTAACATTTTCATCAGTTGCTGATTCACAAATGTTTAGAGTAAATGACACTATATTACTATACTGTACTGTTGATGGTACTACAGCTGCAAACGTAGGAACTACAATTAAAGTTTTATGTACTGCAGTAGACCATGATAATAGTAAGATTAAAGTAATACCTTACACTCAAGCAACTTTAGATGCTTCAGGTGGTGGTGCAACTACGTATACTACAGCTTCTGTATTTAGAGCAATGGTTTACGGTTCTGAATTTGCGAAAGGTTCTACTTTAGGAACTACTAGAGAAACTTTAACTCCATCATTTACATCTTTTTCTAATAAACCAATTATATTAAGAGATAGATTCCAAGTAAATGGATCTGATGTTTCTCAAATTGGTTGGGTAGAAGTTTCTGGTGAAGAAGGACAATCAGGTTACTTATGGTACTTAAAAGCTGAAGGTGATACTAGAGCAAGATTCAATGACTACATGGAAATGTCTATGTTAGAAGCTGTAAGAGCTACTGGTACTCAGTTAGACACTGTATTAGGAACTGGTGGTTCTGGTGAAGCTGAAGCTGGTACTCAAGGTTTATTTGCTGCTATCGAAGATAGAGGTCACGTTTCTCTTGATACTTTCAATACTGCTAACAATGCAAATGATAATGCTACTGATATGACTGTAGTTGATTCAATTATTGCTAAGTTAGATTTTGAAGGAGCTATTGAAGAAAACATGCTTTACTTAGACAGAACTGAAACTTTAGCTATTGACAACATGCTATCATTTGTTGGTGCTGGTGTTGGTGCTGCTAACGTTGGTTATGGTTTATTTGATAACTCAGCTGATATGGCTTTAAATTTAGGTTTCTCTGGTTTCAGAAGAGGTTCTTATGACTTCTATAAAACTGACTGGAAATATCTAAATGATAAAATGGCTTATGGATCAATGACTGGTAGTTTAGCTGGTGAGTCTAAAATCTCTGGAATTTTAGTACCTGCAGGTGTAACTACTGTTTAT